TAAATGTAGTTCTTTGTAAGATGTTCCAATTCCAAATAACTTATCTATATAATTAAATACTGTAACTTGGATAAGTTCATCATTTAAAAATTCCGGATATTCTTCTTTTAATTCTCTATATATCAAGGTATTTATTTTGTTAAATATCGTCCCACGTTTTCTATTTGCTGTGTTCGCTAATTTCCAAGCTAGCTCTAAACTAAATTTATTATCTAACACATAGTTAGAATATAGTTCTAGCATACTATTACTTTTACTTTTCTTTACTAAATTATGTATGTCATACTCCTTGTACGCCTTCAAGCACCCTTCTGAACTTAGTTTCATATCATTATGGTATTGCATCAATGAAAAACTCTTAGAATCGCTTTTAATCTGTCTATAACCTACTAAAATTTCTTTATGTTCTTTTAAAATATTTCTTGTTGCTTCTTTGATTTCTTTTACAACTTTTTTATATTCTTTTAATTCTTTTTCATTTGTTTCAATTTCTTTAGTATTAGTTATATTAACATTATCGAAGTATTCTTCTAATAAAACTTTAAAACTTTGTACTGTTCTAGTATTATAATAGTTGCTGTAAACTTGACTTTTTATATATAGCTTATCTACTTTGTAACAATTATCTTTTGTGCAATAATAAACATTAGAATCCATTCGTATTGGTGTTGCATTTATTCCAACTGTTTCAAAGTGTAACATGTGTTTAGATACTTTGTTATAAGCTTCTTTCAAAATCATTGCTTTTTCTATATTTTTATTAACTAACCATTCTATTTGATATACATTACATTCTTCCTCGTATTTATTAAATATGTGTATATTTGCTTTTTTTAAGTTTCTAAACCTTGCAATATATTGTTTTATAGCCCCAACATCTTTCATGTTTACAATAATTATATCTGTAATATTTTTGTTATTTATATTTACACCTGCCAAAATTGTTGTTGTATTTAAAAGCGTTTCGTAGCCTTTCATATCTGAATTTTTAACTATTCTATTGTACAACTCATTTTCTTCTTTCCCATCTGCATATACAACTCCCGCATTTTTGTTTACTGAATCTCTTATGAACTCAAGAGTTGATATATCATTCATTAGCATAGCACTATTGTTTGACTTATTTATTATATTAATTATTTCTGTAAAATTTTTATTATCAAAATCATTATATAACTTGACATCATATTCTGTTTTTTGTTTTTGAGTGTACCCTATTATATAATCATATATTTCAAATTCCAGTTTCGTTGGAGTTGCTGTTATATCTATTCTACCTTTACATTTCGTCATTATATTATTTAGATTTTTTATTGCTTTTGCTCGATAAGCGTCTGTGTATGTTTGATGTATTTCATCGACTACGATTATATACTCGCTTAAATCATCGTTTATGAGTTGTTCAGTTTTGTCCCAGGTCATTACCACTAGATTATTGCCCTCTAAAGCTTGTTTAGCAGGTATCTTATCATATGCACCAGCTATGTTGTATTCGTGCATTGCTTGCTCTACATTGGAAGCATTAGGAAGTATAAATAATGCTTTAGTTTTTAATTTTTTTAATGTATTTATAAAGCTATAACTTTTTCCTGCTCCTGTTGGTGCAATAAATAAGGTTTTTCCTCCGTTAATTGCATTGGCTATAGCTGTTCTAATTCCAAGCGGTTTTTCATCTATATATTTTTTTATTTCATATATTTCATGTCTATTAAATTCAGAATAATTTTCTTTTTCATGTTCTGCTCTTTCAGTGTTACATTCTTCTAGAAACATTTTATCTATATTATTTTTATTAACATTCTTCATTTTTATCCCTCCAATTTTCCCTTGGAGGCTGACGCTCTTTTTTTGATTTTTTGTAATAATTTTACTATTAAAATTACCTTAAAACCATTGTGTTTTTCTACACTTTGTCTTATAATATAAATATAAGTATAGAAAAAACAAGGATATATTATCCTTAAGAGAGGTCTAACCTCCGGTGTAAGGAACATGGTTTGTTTGACGGCAAGTACATGTTCCTTGTTTATTTTTTTGTAGATTTTTTTTAACCAATTAAAAAAAGTTTTCTGTTCGTTATGATTATAATTATAGCACATTTAAATTATAAAAAAATATACTGTTTTAAAAAATAAATTAAATTTTAGAAATAATTTTTCTAAATCATTGAATTTAGTAAGACTTGGTGTACAAACTGAGTCTTATTTTTTATAATTAAAATATGAAGGGGGAATAGTTTTATGTTTAATTCAGTAAAGAGGTTTTTAAAAACATTAAAAGAACCAGTTTTGACGGAATTTGATATTGCAAAACAATACGATTTTAGCAAAAAACTTTCTGATGATATTATAAGTTCTTTTAAAAGTAAGAAGGAAATAGAATACGAAAAATTTATTAAATTTACAAATTCTAAGAGTAAAGTTTTGGAACACTATGTTGTTTTCGATTTAGAGACTACTGGTTTAGATGCTTCAAAAGAAGACATTATCGAAATAGCTGCTATCAAATTTGAGAGGGATGTCCCAATCGAAATTTTTAGCACATTTGTGAAACCAAGTAAAAGCATAAGAAAAAATATAACTGACATAACAGGGATAACAGACGAAGACGTTGTTAATGCTCCAAAAATTGAAGAAGTGCTTTCACATTTTTTGAATTTTATAAGCGATTATACTCTTATAGCTCATAACGCTATTTTCGATATGGAGTTTGTATTAGATAAATTATATAAGAATGGATATAAAAAGGTTACTAATAAGGTTGTAGATACATTAACTTTATCAAGAAAGTACATAAGAACTTATGAGGGTAAAAAACTAAAAAGTTATTCTTTGCCTTCTTTGCATGAAGAATTAGGATTGAATTATAGTTCTCATAGAGCATTGGAAGATTGCAAGAGTTGCGCATCAGTTTATAAAGCTTGCAAAAGCGAAATGAAGTTTAAAGATGAATTAGTTTATTAGTTAGTTGTTAAAATATGTTATAATAATTTTAGCAAGGAAAATAATGATTAAAAAAGCGTAAGGGTGGCTATTTCCATATTTAAACGCCAAATTCCATAACGGAAGGAGGTGGAACAGTATGGTGATAAATTTTTTATTGAGTATACTAGCTGGTGTTATATCAGCTTTCATATATGATAAAATAAAAAACCACTCAAACGCCAATAAGAGTGGTCCAAGAAAATAAGTTATTTTTCAAAACAATTGGAAATAGCTACTCTTGTGTAAAGTAAATCATTATTTCCTTGCTTTTATTATACCACATTTTTTTAAAAAAGATACAATTTTACATCATTTCATATATGTTAATTAGTTCAAAACGCCTAACTGCTCCTTTTGTACAAAGGAGCAGTTAGGAACTTGATTTAAAAATCAAATTCAAAGTTTAGATAATTTTTTACTTTAGACGAAAACTCTACTCTTATAACTAGAATATAGTTTTATTACTTTTATTATATCACATTTTCTTTAAAGGATACGAATTTATATCATTCCTAGTGTACGTTTTTTATTAATAAAACTTTGCAGGTCCTGCAATATTCCTTAAAGTAAAGCATTTTCGAAACTTTTTATAATTATATATATAATAAAACCTAGTATTTCCAATGTGTGCAGTTTAAAAATTCATAGTAATATATTTTTTGATAATGTTTAAAGCATCAAAAAAATTAAGAAAAGTTATGTTTTTACATGTAATAGATTAATATAAAAATAAACAATTAATCTATTAATAATTGTAATAAAAATAATAAATAAACTTAATAAAATTAATAAAAAATTTTTTATAAAAATATATATAAATTAAAAATAGATTATTTGAAAGTAATATAGGATTATATAAAGATTAGTATAAAAATAATTAATTAATCTTTTAAAGATTAATATTAAATTAAAAATAAATTATTAAATATCCGAAAAGAATCGGAATGTATGATATAATAGTATTATACAAAAATAAAAGGGGGTAATTTAATTGAGCATAAGTCTTAACACAATTTCTATTTTTAACGTAAAAGGTGGAGTAGGTAAAACAACTCTAACAATTTTAACAGCAATGTATTTGTCTAAATTGAACAAAAAAGTTTTAATTATAGATGGAGATTTTCAAGCAAATACGACACAGTTTATACATAATACATTGTATGAAGGAAATACAATGTTTGAAGCATTAGCATATAAAACAAAAGCAGATGATATTATAATAAAATCTCCGCTAAAAGAATTTTCTAATATAGATTTAATCGGAAGTAAATTAGAATGTTGTGTATTAGGAGAATTATTAGTAACTGAAACAAATAGAGAAAAGGCGGTTTACAGATGGTTTGCTAAAAATATAGATATTTTGAGTGAGTATGATTATATTTTGATAGATTTATCTCCAAGCTATGATGTTGTTACACGTAATTTTCTTTTGATTTCAGACAGCATTATTACCCCTCTTGAATATCAAGATATAGCATCTATTCGAGGATGCAATCTTTTTTACACTAAGTTTAAAGAGGATTTAGAGAAATTAGAAATAGATAACGATGTTAAAAAAGCTATAGTTGTAAATAGATATACAAGTAGAAAACTTAGCACAGGCGACGAATTTAATAATCAGTTAGAGAAATATGAGGACATGAAAAAAGTTTTATTAAATACGAGAATAAGCGAAGGCACAGTCGTTAAAAATGCAATTTTAAATAAAACAGATATAGAAGAATATTGTAAGAAAATTAAAAAAGCACATAAAGTAAGAGGGGAATTTAAAAATTTTATGAATGAACTTTTTGAAAGGGGAATATTATAAAAAATGAAATTCGATTTAGAAGAAAACGAAAATAAAATTAATTATAGAGATGTTACAGAAAAAAGAATACAAGATACATTTAGAAAAAATTCTAACAGTATAGTTACTTCTTTGCTTGAAGTAAAAGAGAACGAAGAAGTAAAAAAAGAATCTGTATCTATATATTTTGAAAGTGATGACATAAATGTTTTAAAAGCAGTTGCACAGATTAAAAAGACTACTATTAATAAGTTGGTCTTAGATGTTTTAAGACCTGTTATAAGTGCAACTAGAACAGATTTAGAAGGTAACGAAAATATTGAAAAACTAGCGAAGTCTTATGATAAGAGGAAAAGGGGAAGAGGTAGAAAAATAGAAAAATAATTTTATAAAAATTTGTATAAGATTAATAAATTAATTTTATATAGAATATTAAAATAATTTATTAATAATTAATACTTAAAAAGAAGGTAACAACTAACTAGTTGCTACCTTCTAATCTATCTATTAATAAAATCTAATGCTTTATAAAGTGTATCAAATCTATCATTACCTTTTATCATAGTATAATTTTCTTTAGTAATAGAACCTATCTTCTCACATGCTCTACCCCCTACAACATATAAATTTTCTGTCTGACCTGGTATATAATCTTTTATATCACATATCAGTATTTTCCCATCATTATAACCCCAACCAACTACAGTTGCAGGGATTTTGTCAACTTCTCCATCATAAACGATTGTATGTTTGTACATCTGTTTAACTCCCTCGTTATCTATTTTTTTATTTAATATACCCTCAGCAATCAACTTTGCAACTGTATTTTTATTTTTAATGTAATAATCTGTATCTGCTTTACTATCTACGAAGCACACTTCTATTAATATTGCTGGAGCTTTTGTATGACTAAGCCAATAAAGTCCTCTGACATCTGATTTTGCACCTCTATTTTCGAATACTGTTGCTAGTTTCTCGTTGACTCTTTCAGCATATGCTTTCCCATTCTTAGTTTTATATATAATCTCTGTGCCCATGGGATTTAGTGTTGTTTTATTTGCATTAAAATGTATCTGAACAGCTACATCTACATCCTGCTTATTGGCTATTTGACATTGTTCTGCTAAATAATTACTAGATTTATCTACTTTTCCAGTATATACAGTAGCTCCACCTTGTTTCAACCATTTAACTATTAAATCGGTTAAAATTCTGTTTTCTTTTCCTTCATCTATATAGCCAGTTGCTCCTGTTCCTTTTCCTGTTAGTGTATGTCCTGGTACTAACGCTACCTTCATTATTTATCACCATCCTTCAACTGTTTGTAAACTTGATTTGCTCCTATGGCTACTCCCCAACATAAAATACCTTGTAAAATTGATGAAGGGTTAAATCCTAGCATCCATATTGAAAATACTATTCCTAGCACAAGCAATATAATTGGAATGTATTTATTATCTAGTTGTTTATATTTCTTAAATCCAAATCCTAATACATTAAGAGCAACTACTAATAAAAGCAGTTGCTCTGGTATAAAACTTATTAAATTATCCAT